AATATTATTTTACTGTGCCTACCTACTCTAGTTATAACTGAATCTAACTCATGAAAGTTTAGGTTCTGCATCTCATCTACCACAATAATACTATTATCAAATGTTGCACCTCTAATAAAAGAAGTAGATTCAAACTGTATCTGATTTGCTGTAACCATTTTACCATAAGATCTCGTATCACCAAATAGCTCAGAACAAATATTTTTGTAAGGTGTAGTAAAAGCCTCTTCTTTTGCTTCCTTGTCTCCAGGTAAAAATCCCATTTCTCTAGTTGGGACCATAGAGCGAACTATAATCAACTTGTCCCATTCAGTTTCTTTATCAAGGACATCTTCAAGTGCAAGATAAAGTGCCATGAAAGTTTTACCAGTTCCTGCAGTTCCAGTTAGTACTAAGTTGTCTCCTTCATCCCATGCTTTGTAAGCGATTTCTTGGTTTTGTGTGAGCGGATCAAACTGAAGTAAATCATCCAATCTGACTGACATAGAGTTATTGACAGATTTTTGTCTTTTCATTATGTTTGTATCTTACTGTGTCTTCCAGCGTTCTTATGTGTTTTCTTTAAAAAATTATTCCATTCGGATCCAGCTTGTCTCCTTGCTACATCTCCAACTCCTGATACAAATTTTGCGGTAGATAGTTTCTGCTCCCATTGCCCTGTGGCAAGAAGCTCTTCTCTTTCGGCCAGCGTAAGAACCATGTCTCGTTCTTCGCCAGTTTCTATATTAATCATTGTATATGATGGCATTCTTTTCGAAGGGTTATTCCCTTCTAATCCTTTCTCCTATGAGACTGATTCCAACTTTGAAACAAGAAAGTCACGTTTACGTTTTAGTTTAGATAGTAGGTCTACATTATTTTTCATCTTAACCCTTTCTATATAGTTATTCAACTCTAATAAATCGTTTGCTAATCTCTCAAGTTGGATTTTACTCATACAATCTCCCGTTAGTTATCTAAGAATTAAATCTGGAAATGCCTCCTGTGTTAGCTTTTTAGTAACACCTTTGATAGGCATTTTTTTGTTAATCATACCAGCTAGAAGCTCTGCATCTCTTGGATGCACAGTTTCCAAAATATCTAAAAACATTTTTTCACGTTTAATAGTATTCATTCTTTCACCAGGCCCGCCTTTGACAAAGTTGGCAAGCTTTTTATTATGTTGTGACCATTCTGAAGGATGACTGTCAAATGGGGCGGGTTCATATGGCACTGGTCCTGTGGGCAGCAACCATTGAACTGCATCATCAAAAGTTCCTCTTAGGATATCTTTTAATGCCCAGTTGTTGTTTTCTTTTTGTAGGATTTTTACTTTGTCAGCACGTGTCTTTGCGGCTGCAACTTTATCTAACACTTCATGTGCTCTATACTTTACTGTGTTAACCATTCAAACGAAGTCCTCTATGTCTTCCAATAACATTCTACATTTTTTATCTACTAGGTAAGGAAACACTTTACCTCTATTTTTCCATTTATCTTGGCTCTCAAAGCTATTTAGTATTTTAGTTTTTACTGAACTTGGAGTTTCTGATAAATCTATAAGTTTTTTATTTCTACAATAGTTTCTGTAAACTTCTTCGCCCATACATTTTACATCTTCTATAAGACTATCTATAGCTTTTTGTCTTAAAGGTGTTTGACGAATACCATCAACAAAGCTATTATCACCACTAAGAACATTAGGCACCCCATCAGAGGTGTCGCCTTTTAGTATAAGTTCTAATAACTGTTTACGAGGATTTTGTTCATTGATGTAAGTCTGTCTCATTGGAGACCATTGATGAACATTATGATACTTTTGTAGTTGAGCAAAGTCTTTATCTGCTGATACAATCATAATAGGTTCTGATTTGCCGAACTCTTGTGTTTCTTCTACAATAGTAGCGATAACATCATCAGCTTCACATTCATCTATAAGTAATGTTTTGTACGGAAAGTGTTCTGTAAGTTCTTCAAACACTAAGTTAATTATTCTGAATAGTTCGTCCCAATCAACGTCATCTTTCTTACGACCATCTGCACGTTTAAACTTATAGTTAGGAAAGAACTCTTTTCTCCAGTTCTTTTTACCATCACCACATACAACTATTTCGCCATACTTTTCTTTAAACTTATTACGATATAAACGAATAGAGTTAAGAATAATATGACGAAATAAGTCTTCATTCATTTGATGCTTTTGTTGTATTACACTTCCAATAGCAACTGCATTATAATCTATTAATATAATTTTACCAACTCCTAGTATACTCACCCACCTAAAAGGCTACTACTTAATTATACAGTTTTTTTCTGATTCGTCAATCACTTTTTTCCATAAGTGCTATGGCTGCATCATAGTCTTCTTGACTTACAACACCTTCACGTAGAAGCCTCTGCCTGTTTGCCATATGTTGTGCTTGAACTTCTTCTTTAGATCCACCAAAGTATGGTACACAATGACCTTCTTCGATCATTACGTCTGTGACTTTTTCTTTCTTTCCTTCGTAACGTTCTACATAGAAGTCACCTAAGATACGACCAAACTTACCCTTCATATCTTCACCATTCTTATCTTCTGTTGTGATAAGCTTGGCATCTTTTTCTAGTAAAGAATAAAGTCTTTTCTTAGCGGCTGTGCCAAATAACTTTTCTACTTTATCACTAGTTCTAGACTCTGGTGTATCAATGCCCATGATACGAACTCTTTCATCTTTAAGACAAACTCCAAATCCAAGATCGATATCAACATCAACTGTGTCTCCATCAACTACCTTTACTACTGTTACGTCATACTCGTTTGTGTTCATTCTACTTTCCTATTATATGTTTTCTATGGATCTTACCCCCTATAAAAGCATTATAATATTCATCAGGCTTCAAGAGTACATCCCTCTCTAGCTGATATTTCATTTCATAGTAAGAACACTCTCCTTTTGTTTTACATAATCTTAATATTTCACGTTTAAAATTGTCGGCACCTTTTTCTTCTACCAACATTTTTACTTCGGTGCTGCTGCCATAATATTTACGCCAATCGCTCTCAGTGCGGCTTAGAATGGCTCTACGGCGCGTTTTAGTGACAGGTAGCCTTTTAGGTTTCCAAAAAAACTTCTTGCCAATATACTTCATTCCAGTGTCTAGTTCTGTGATTTCATAAACAAAACCTTGATACTCTTCTGGTGTTTCTTCAAACACTTTGCCATTATATGTCCACATAAAAAAATAGCCCCTTTCAGGGCTATTTATATTCTTAATCTTCTAAGACTTCGAACTCTAAAGGTGTTCCGCACATCGGACAATATTGAGGCGGCTCTTCGCTATCTACTACTAAAACCTGAGTTTCAACTTCGCAAGCGGGACACTCTGCCCAATATTCTTCTTCCATGTATACTCCTTACATGCATAGGTCTTCATATTTAAATGTATATAGCCTATGTTCACTTTTGTCTTTATGCTCTGAGTAAAAGAGTTTAAAAAGTAATTTCACAAGCACCACCTTGACATGCCATTGCGCCCATAGTATCAATATCTGTAAACTCTTTCTGATTAAGTTGAGTTACAAAATCGATTGGTGCAATGTTCTGTTGAATCTTTTCCCACTTGTGTAGTAAGAATACGTCCTTCAAACAATACTCTGTTTGCTTTGTATCGCCCATGAAGTAGTTGTCTGCAAACTTATTAAACCGACGAATCCATTCTGCACGAATGTCTGAGACTTCTCCTTGAAACTCTGGTGGCGTTTGCGCAATCTGAGTTGCTTCCCATAGATCTCTGAAACCTTGTTTACGAGTATCTACAATAAGACCAGATGCAAACAATGCACCCTTACCATACTTTGATACGATTTCATCTTCGGTAAGAACTTCAGTCATAGGTGCTTGTGCAAAATCTTTATCGCCTGATCCAGCTAAGAAACTAATCCCAGCAAAGAGATAACGGTTGTCGTAAACGTAATCTTCAACCTCTGTCCACTGATGAGGCATCACTGTTACAGTGTTTGACACATTATGTCTAAGATCAGGGTTCGCACACAGCTCAGGACTAGTGCCAGCTTCTACCCAGTTTTGTTGAACTGTTTTTACTTTCTCTAATAGATTTACCCCATAAAGT